GGACTCGCTTCCACTCGTAGGGTGCGAAAGCACTCTGAACGCGTGAACCAATCCTTTCTAAGGAGGAGTTCCATGACACACGAAATCGTGCGTCGCGTATACAACCACCTTAGAGCGGTGGGTTACAAAGAGACGCTCGTCAAACCGTTTTGTAAACGGCTTGCGAGGTGGCTCCGATGTTCGGGCCCTGAGTGGACCTGTCAGCGCCTTAAAGCGCTTAAAGAGTACCACCTCCAGCGGTTACAAGGGTCTAACCCGAGTATACCAGCTGGTTGGGCTGTCTATCACTCCCGTAGACGTCGTTCCTTTAGGGATCCGATGGTACGGGCGGTGTTTGACCTTCCTGATTCAAACGCTAAAGCGTTGCGTCAGAAGGAGGCTTTTCTTCGCCTTTATCAAGTGATTAGACTTGATAAGGTTTCGAGGAAACAGAAAACCAAGTTTATGACCGCTGTACAGGCGCCATATCTTGGGACTGCTAGTGCCTTATCACAAGCGTTAGACGCTGTTGAGAAAGGCCTAGAACGGTTGCTGGACCGGGTTGATCCAGCATCCGTGAACCTAGAGGCGGCTCGACGTTTTCGTCCTCTGAGGCTTTGGCCTCCGAACGACAAACGAGCACCCGTGGTTCTTTGGGAGGAGATACGTAAAGCCTATCCAGGACCTTTACGTCTTCCTTCTCTGCCTCGACGTGACATAAGGACATTCAACTTTGTCAACGTTCTGGCATTCGATCCCGACTGGAATGATCTCTGGAAGCGATACCCTCGCGAGGTTTCTCTTGCGATGGTAGGCCCAGGAAAGGTCATACCCGTCCAGGTTGGTAACCCATACCTGATGAGGGATATACCTGCTGGTAATATTGGCTTTATACAGGAAGGCGGAGCTAAACTCCGCTCTGTAGCCAATCCTTTGCTAGCCATACAAGCCCTCGGTGAGCTACTCAAACGACGACTTGAGGCTATTACGAGGCGCATACCTCAAATAGGGACCTTCGACCAATCGTCATCTCATGATACGATTGTACGTTGGATCCAAGTCGGTAGGGAGGTCGCGTCATTTGATCTCGCTTCCTTTACCGACAGATTTCCATTCGTCCTGCAAGAGCGAGTACTCGAGCTGTTGCATGAATGGGACTTCATTCCAAAGTTCGACCTAGAAGTGGTTAGAACCACTGTCCGGAAGACTTGGATGATACCTGCTACCGGTGAACAGGTAAGGTGGGTAGTTGGCCAACCCTTAGGGTTTGGTCCCTCCTTTCACCTCGCGACGCTCACCCACGCAGCTTTGCTCCGTGGGTTGGGCCGCTCAAAACTATTCCGTGTTGTTGGAGATGATGTCGCAATTGCCGACACATTACTCGCACAACGGTATAGTGACTTGATTAATGGACTCGGTATCGAGATTTCGACGTCGAAGTCCATAATCAGTCGTGAGTACGCAGAATTCTGCGGAAAGCTTCTTACTAGATGGGGGGTTAACCCCTCCATCAAAGTAAAGCTTATCACCGGCGCGGACCAGTTGGTTAGGACACTAGCCTTCTACGGCCCGCGAGGGCTCTCCTTCCTATCGCCCAGCGAGAGGAAGTGGCTCTTAAAGGTGTTCCTACCTGAGGACCTTGGTGGCCTTGGATGGACACCTCCAAATATCCCATATAAGACGTGGTTAAACGTCTTAGATAGGGATAGGGTCGCGTTACACAGGCTCCGCAGTGACCTTCGAGAGTACTTGGGGTCTCCTGTGGCCTCGTGGAATGCAATCGTCGAGCGCCTCCTCGCTTTTGACGAGGAGAACGATCTCGAACGTGACCCGCTGACTGTCAGTGAGCTTGGTCTGACCCTTTTTGGGGTCGCCAGCATTGCTGCCAGCAACCGTACCACCGTTGGATTGGTGGAGGGGCCCTCAGTGAACTACGGACGGATGACGTTCGTAGACCTCATTGATGAGGCTGCAAGGATGACCTTGCAAAATTCCAAGCTCTTACCTCCATGGATGGTGTATGCTTACACCAATACATGGGGCTACATCAACCCTAGGCAGAAAGAGCCAAGGCTCCCATTGCCTAATATTTGGAGTGAACAGCATGAGCAATCAGACTCAAACTGTGTCCAATTCTTCCAACCAAACGCAAGGTTCTGGTGAACCTCGGAAGGCTCGAAGGAAGAAGCGTCAACCAAGGAGTATGACTCCAATGGTACACTTCGACAGCAGAAGCAAGTGCCTACTCCTCACCCGTACAGTGAATATTGACGGGGAGCAGCTAGTCACACCTGCGGTACCCATCCCATTAGGTTCCCTAAGGGAGGACTGCCGGCAGATAGCCATAGCCGTCGCAAAACTGGTTGTACGTTATGCGAACGGTGTGGAACTTCAACGGCCTCGTGTCTCAAAGTCTAAGACTGGCGAGACAGTTCAGTTACCAAGTTTCCTCCAGGAGTTTAACACTCTTGTAGGTAAACTTTATGTTAAACCCACACCAAACGAGGGTCCGGAAACGGCTACCTCAGAGGTGACCGCTCAAGAGTAACCTACGTTTGTGGGTTACTGCCTGTTTCCAGGCACGGTATCCCGGTCCGAGAAGACGTCATTGACGTCCCCGGGCGGCCTTAAGTGCGGG